CGAATGATTGGCAAGGGTACTTCACAAAGATTAAGAGGGAAAAAACAGAACTCAACAAGATATACAGGAATTATCTTAGATGACTTTGAATCTGAGTTAAATACTAAAACTCCTGATTCTAGGAGACAAATAAAGGAATGGGTAACAGCTGCAGTATATCCAGCGATTGATTTTGATAAAAAAGGATTTTTATGGTGTAATGGAACTATTGTTCATTATGATAGTTTCTTAAATGGATTAGTTACTAAGAGTAGGGAAGCAGAAAAAACTGGAGAAGACTTTGCTTGGGATGTATATACTAAAAAAGCGATAGAAGCTGACCTTCCTATCTGGCCTTCAAGATGGCCATTAAAGAAACTTGCAGAACGAAAGCAGTTCTATATAGATTCAGGGACCCCAGCTAAATTTTACCAAGAGTATATGAACCAGGCAAAATCTCCCGAAGACCAGATATTCAGTGAGGAGGATATAAATAATGCAATTTATAAAGGACATGCGAGATACGATAGTGAATATGATTCGTGGTACATTAAAATGGACGATGGTAGAAAAGAGTTTGTTAATATTTACATCGGCGTCGACCCTGCTTCAACAATTGGTGTACATAATGATTATTCTGTTATTATGGTTATTGGCGTCACTTCGGAGTTTGATTATTATGTTATTGAATATTGGCAAAAGCGAGTCCTCCCAATGGACTGTGCAGACAAGATATTTGAAATTACAAAACGATATAGCCCGATACGGAGAATAAATATTGAAACAATTGCATACCAGGAGATGTTAAGGGATTATGTAATGAAGCGCAGTAAGAAGGAAGGGATGTTTCTTCCAGGGATTGAGAAGGGTATTAAGAATTATAATCAGAAAAAGAAAGACAGATTGTTTGAAGGGCTTCAGCCAATGTTTAAAGCAGGAGCTGTTCACTTGAAAAAAGATATGCATGAATTTATAGGCGAACTTCTTGATTTTCCTAAAGGCAGTCATGATGATACTATAGATGCATTTTGGCTAGCAACGCAATTTGCCAGAGGAAATGCTAAGGCAGGAACTACTAAAAAGAAGAAAAAGAAAGACGGAAAGTGGTATAAACCTAAGAAAATGTATAATTGGATGACTGGAGCTAGAAAATAGGTATTGTTTATGTTTATAAATAATATTATATTATGAGTTATGATACAAGAAGATATTAGGGTAAAAGAAGTAAGAGAATTGTTTGACCGCTGGCAAAAGGCTCGTATTGATTGGGATACGGCTGCCAGAGAAGACATTGACTTTTATTTAGGCAATCATTTTACTTCAGAAGAAGTAGATGAACTCTCTTCACGGAATCAATCATCCATGCCAATGGATAGACTCTATTCTGCTATTGAGCAGTTTAAAGCTATTGTTACCTCTAAAACCCCACGATTCTCTGCTGTAGGTAGAGAAGACTCAGACAATAAGCTTGCTAATGTATGGAGAACGATACTTGAATATATATGGGATATATCTGATGGTAATGAAATATTCAAACAAGTTGTGCATGATTATGCTGTTACAGGTTTGGGTTACTTTTATTGCTATCTCGACAAAGATGCTGATTATGGACGTGGAGAGGTTAAGTTTACGTATGTAGACCCATTTCGTGTTTATGTAGACCCGAATGCTAGACATCGTTATCTTGATGATGCATCTGGCATGATTGTATCAACTATCTTAACAAAGCAGCAACTTATTGATTTATATCCTCAATTGTCACAACCTATAGATGAAAAGGGCGAGAAGCTCCTTATAGACCAGATTGAATCAATTAGTGGTGAAGAGGATTATCCTAGTGCTACAAATCAAACGACAATGCAATCCTTTACTCCAGATAATACTAAAGATAAGGATTATGGGGTTGATAAATATAGATTGCTTGAGTATTATAGAAAAGTAAGAGTTCCTTATTACAGAGTGATTGATACTCGTAGTGGTGATGAGCGTATTATGACACAGGAAAATTTTGCTCAAATGGCTCAGGATAAAGATTTTGCAAAGGCAATAGATAGAAAATTAATAGATTATGTAGAAGTTACCCAATCAAGAATTAAATTAATATGCACCGTTGGTCAGATAGTATTATATGAAATGATTTGCGATACAGACATATATCCAATTGTACCTGTACCAAATATTTGGACAAATACTCCATATCCAATGAGTGATGTTAGAAAGAATAAAGCATTTCAAAGGTTCCTCAATAAGACGGTGTCACTTATCACATCCCATGCCCAAGCGTCAGCTGGATTGAAGCTACTCGTACCCCAAGGTAGTGTTAGCGATATTGAAGAACTTGAAAGAGATTGGTCAAATCCTAACGCTACTATCGAATATGACCCCTCTTTTGGGGAACCGCATTTTCCTGCACCGCAACCATTATCAAGTTCAATTATGACGCTTCCTAAGATGATTGAGGGATATATTGATTTAAATATTGGTATTTTTGAAATGATGCAGGGTAGTACAGAAGCTGCACCTAAAACATATAGCGCAACAATGATGATGGAGGATGTTGGACAAAGACGTTCTAAGTCTAAGCTTAGAGACATTGAAGGTTCAATTAAGCGATTAGGTCAAGTTGCTTACAATTTAGCTAAGCAACATTATACATTTAAAAAGACTTTTAGAATAGTTCAACCAAATAATGATATTAATGAATATACAATTAATAAAAGATTATATGACGATAAGTCAAATCAATTACAGCAAATAGAAAATGATATCTCTGTAGGTCAATTCGATATTCGTATCATTGGAAGTTCTACATTGCCATCTAATAAATGGGGTGAATGGCAGATATATATGGAAGCATATCAGGCTGGGCTTATTGATAGGGTGGAGGCACTCAAGAAAACAGAAATTTTTGATAAGGAAGGCATATTGCAACGAACAGATGAAGTACAGAAATTACAAGGAATGTTGCAACAAGCACAAGGACAACTTAAAAAACTCAGTGGTGACTTACAAACTCAAGAAAGAGAAGCAGTATCGTCACGTAAGCGTACTGAGGTAGAAAAATTCAAAACAAGACTTAAAGAGCAAGAGCTCGAAGTCAAATCAAATAGCAAGCTGTCAGCTAATAAGTTGGCAAATGCGGTCAAACTCGAATCTGAGAAATTACGTTTACGTAGTGACGCTCAAGTAGATAAAGAGAAATCGCAGAAAGGAGCTAAGTAAAATGGATAACGCATATGAAGATGGACATCAAACTGGTGAAGCTATCGACAATGTAGGGCAAGACGAGAATGTTAATACGCAAGAGGGTTCTGGAGACTGGGAAAATCAAGCAAAGTATTTTCAAAGTGAAAAGGATAAACTCGCAGCGGAAAACTCTAAACTAAAGCAATACGAAAAAGTAGGAAACTTATTGGAATCACGACCAGATATCGCAAATGCAGTAGCAGGGATGATTAAAGGTGGTGGTCAGCCAGAAGGTCCACAACGTGTTTCTTTGGAGAAAGATGAATTTGACCCATGGGAAGCCTATAATGACCCGCAGTCTAAATCGTACAAGTTCAGACAACAAGAACTACAGGACTCTATACATGGAGCCGTCAACCAACAAATGCAAGGATTACAGCGTAATCAAGGCGAGATGCAATTAAAGACCGAACTACAGCAAAGAGGGCTCAGTCCCGCAGAAGTAGACTCTTTTATGAGTTTTGCAGCGCAGAATCCAGCAGAATATGGTGTTGATGGAGCTATTAAAATGTGGAGAGCTGTAGGCGAGTCTGAAGATACTGGCAATCAAGTACCAAATCCACTTGATGATATTCGTAATACACAGGGGAACCCAGCAGTGGGTGGGGTGTTGCAAGGTCAACAGCCACAGGCTCCTAAGACGGACGATGATTCAATGTGGGAAGGTATTGTAAATGCTGGTGGCCGTACGAATGTGTTAAAATAATAATATAACTAAGGAGAAAATGTAATGGCAAATTACAATAGTGGTGTAGTAAATGTAGGTACTCCTGGTTCGCAGACGGCGTTATCTTTAGCTAAAGGGTCAAGAAGATTATATGATTTTAGTGATAGAGTAGCTGACTTAAACCCAGAAGAATCTCCATTTTTTGTATACCTTTCAAAAGTAGGAAAAGTGCCAACAACAGACCCTCAGTTCCGATTTCTTGAAGATAGAACTAAAATGGCTTTTACTGA